AGGAGCAAGCACGATGAGCACCACCGAGAAGATGGCCCAAGCGCTGCGCGGTCTGCTGGATGAGTGCGGGTTCGGCCGCATCATCACCGACACGACCGCATCGAGGGATGCCGAGGCAGCCCTCGCCGACTACGAAGCCGACACCCCGACACCCCTGACCCCCCGCGAGCACGAACTGCTGGACGGCCTGATCGCCCGGGAACTGGACCACGCAGCCCAGTGTGACGGCATCGCCAACCGCCGCATGGCTGAGAGGCAGAAGGACTGGGACATGGAGCGCGTCGCGCTGCTGCGCAAACTGAAAGGAACCACATGAGCCTTCAGCTCTGCACCCTCGACTACGAAACCCACTGGGACACCGACTACTCCCTGTCCAGGATGTCTCCCCTGGAGTACGTCATGGACGACCGCTTCGAGTTGATCTCGTGCGCCATCAAGATCGGCAAGGCGCCGACCGACGTGCTGTTCGGGCACGCGGAGATCGAGCGCACCTTCAAGAAGCTGGACTGGTCTAACAAGTTAGTGATCGCTCACAACAACTCGGGCTTCGACTGCTACGTCTCGGCGTACCGCCTGAAGATCAACCCGAAGATGTGGGGCTGCACGCTGGCTATGGCCCGGCCCATCTACGGCAAGGTGACCGGTCTGGGCCTGGGGGCACTCGTCGAGTACCTCGGCATCGGCCAGAAGAACAACGCCGTCCTCATGCAGACCAAAGGCAAGCGCCTGGCCGACTTCACGAAGGACGAGCTGGCCCGCATGGAGGTCTACAACCGTGAAGACACCGAGCAGGACTACGCCCTGTTCCAGCACCTGCGCCAGTTCTTCACGCCGGCAGAGTTGTGGCAGATTGACGCACTCATCCGCATGCGGACTGAGCCGGCCTTCGTGCTGGACCGCGCACTGCTCCAGACCGCTGCGTCCGTTGAGCGGACCCGCAAGCACAAGGCACTGCTGGATCTCGGCTCCATGCTGGGCATCCAGTTCAGCGAAGACACGATCGAGGCGGTCCGCCAGGAACTCGCCAGCGCCCCGAAGTTCTCGTCCATCCTGGAGAAGCTGGGGGTCGAGGTGCCCATGAAGCGCTCGCCGACCAAGCCGGATAAGCTGGTCCCCGCGCTGGCGAAGACCGACGAAGCCTTCCTGGCCCTGCAGGAGCACGACAACCCGGTGGTGGCCGCCGCAGCGCTCGCCAGGCTGGACGTGAAGTCCACACTGCTGGAGACCCGCATCGAGAAGTTCCTCACCGCCGGGCGGCTGACGGGCGGCCTGCTGCCTATCCCGATCCGATACTGTGGTGCGGATACAACGGGGCGCGACTCCGGCGAGGAATACAACCCGCAGAACCTGCCGCGGGTGAACACCAAAGACCCGGGCCGCCCGGCCAACGCCCTGCGCAAGTCCCTGCGAGCCCCCGAGGGTTTCCTCGTAGCAGTCGCCGACCAGTCCGGCATCGAGCTGCGGGTTAACCACTTCCTGTGGAAGGTGGCGTCCAGCATGGAGCTGTACCGGGCCAGCCCGGACAAGGCGGACCTCTACCGCGGCTTCGCCGCTGAGTCTCTCTACCGCATCGCCCCCGAGGAGGTCAGCAAGGACCAGCGCCAGGTGGGCAAGGTCGCGCAGCTGGGTCTAGGCTTCGGCTCCGGGGCGCCCACGTTCTGCAACATCGCTCGCATCATGGCCGGCATCAAGATGCCGCTGACCCGGGATGAGAACACCCCGAAGGACGTCCTGACCTCCGAGGAGGTGGTGTTCGCCTGGCGCTCGACGTACCACAAGATCGTCTCCGGCTGGAAGTACTGCGCCAACGCACTGACCGACATCAGCCGCGGCACCGAGGCGAACATCGACGAGTGGGGTCTAACGCACACCTGCCGCGAGGGCATCGTGCTTCCGTCGGGCCGGCTCATCCGCTACCCGGATCTCCGCATGGAGGACGACGGCGAGTGGCCGGATGGACGCGCACGGCGCTCCTGGTTCTACGGACACGGACGCTTCAAGGCCCGCATCACCGGACCTAAAGCCTGCGTAGAAGGCGATGCCTTGGTGCTCACAGACTCCGGCTGGAAGCAGCTATCTAACGTGTTACCATCGGACCTGTTGCACGACGGCGTCGAGTTTGTTCGCCACGACGGCCTTATCTTTAAGGGTACGAAAGCCTGCGTACAAGTTGACGGCGTGCTGATGACACCTGACCACGAGGTACTGACAGATGAAGGATGGGTCCAAGCGGGGGCGAGCCCTAAACCATACCGGCCAGACATACGGATGCCTGACAGCGGAGGCGTACGAGGGGCTCGACGCGAGTCGGCACCACGCGCTGTGGAGGTTCCGCTGCACATGCGGGACCGTAGTAGTTCGCTCAGCGACGAAAGTCGTCAGCGAGTTGAAGCGCCCCGGAACCCCCAATTGCGGGTGCAAGACAGCCGAGTTGATGCGCAAGAAACTGCAAACACATGGCATGACACGGCACCCGGCGTACGCGGTATGGAGGTCCATGCTGGCGCGCTGCCAGAAGCCCAATCATCCAGCGTGGAAGAACTATGGGGGGCGCGGCATAACCGTCTGTCCCGAGTGGTCCGCGGGCTTCTCCGCATTCTGGGCGGATATGGGCGGCTCGTATCAGCGTGGGCTGGACCTGGACCGCAGGGACAACAACGCGGGGTACTGCAGGGAGAACTGCCACTGGACGTCTCGGAAAAGCAACTGCATGAACCGCCGCGCCAGCACCGGGGTGGATGTGGCCGCTCTGGCAAAGGACACGGGGCTGAGCCGTTCGACGCTGTACCACCGGCTTCGTCGCGGTCTAACCGGAGCGGATCTGGCGGCCCCCGTAGGGACGTCTACGACATCGTCAACTGCGGCCCGCGCAAGCGGTTCGTCGTCCTCGGAGCCGGAGGCCCGTTCATAGTCCATAACTGCGAGAACATCGTGCAGGCCCTGGCCCGCGACTCGGTGTTCGACTGCGCCCTGGACTTCTACAAGGACACGGGCTTCCGCCCCAAACTGCGGGTTCACGACGAGCTGGTTTATCTGTTCCCGGACAGCGAAGCCGAACAGCTGCTCGCGCACCTGCAGGGGATCATGCGAACCCCGCCTCGGTGGTGGAAGGAACTCGTGGTCTGGAGTGAGGGAAGCACCGCGGGAGACTACGGCTCGGCTAAATAAGCCAGAGGGGTCTCTTATTGTTAGATATGATACCGAGCAATAGGAGGCTCCTAATGGACGTAGACAAACGCGCGCTACTCGCCGCGGTAAATGACCTCATCTCCGATGCGACCCCGCAGTTCAAGGTCGACGCCATCGAAGCAATCTCGCCACTCCGCCGCCGCTACCCGGTGGCGTTCACCGCCGCCCTGGCCGTCCTAAACCCCCTGCTGGACCTGCGGTCCGCTGACCCAGACGGTTATGTGAACGTCCAGCGGCTGATCGACAACAAGCGGGTCGACTCCGGCCTCCCCCCACTCTGGCCCGCCGAGGGACCGGAACGGTTCGACAAGGTGGAGTACCAGCGGCAGCTCATGGCAGAGCGCCGACGCCGCGCAGGCCGGGCACTGGAGATCGAGAACGCCCGCCGCCCCGAGAGGGACCGCCTGATCGGCAACGCCCGCCTGGAGTTCGAGAGACGCCAGCTGGCAGCGTGGGGCAAAGAGCTGCAGGAGAAGCTAGACTCGGCCCGCACCGCAGTGGGCGGCAGGCTGCCGAAGGAAACGCAGGACACCATGCGGACCCAGTTCTGGGAGTCAGTCGACGCCCGCATGGACGAAGCCGAGGCAGCTCTGCGCCGGCGATAAAAAAGCCCCGGCCTTTCGACCGGGGCAACCAACCCAACAGGAGAACCCAGCGCAATGGCTCGCTGGGTGTTTCATCATACCCCTTCCAGTGTTAGACCGTAGCGACTAGAATCGACTAACCATGCAAAGTATCGAAACTAACATCACCGCCGTTCTCGCCGAGCGCGGCACCCGTTATGGCGTGTTCAAAGACCACGCGGAGACCACGCAAACCCTGAAAGCCATCATCAAGGTCAAGATGGGTGAGAAGTGGGACTACCTGGCCGACGACCAGAAGGAAGCCCTGGAGATGATCGCCCACAAGCTGGGCCGCATCATCAACGGCGACCCGAACTACGCCGACAGCTGGGTGGACATCGCCGGGTATTCCAAGCTGGTCGCGGACCGCTTGAACGGCGTGGCGGTCTGACATGGCCGGTGTCGTCCCGTGGAGCTACAGCTCCCTCACCGCCTACGAGACGTGCCCGCGGCGCTTCTACCTGACCCGCATCGTGAAGCAAGTGACGGAGCCCCAGACCGAGGCCACGCTCTGGGGTAACGAGGTCCACAAGGCCCTCGAACTGGCGATCAAGAACGCCACGCCGCTGGAACCCCGGTTCGTGGCTTACGCCCCGATCATCGACAAGCTGCGCGCGGCGCCCGGCCAGAAGCAGCCGGAGCAGAAATTCGGCCTGACGGCATCGTTCAAACCGACTTCGTTCTTTGCGAAGGATGTGTGGTTCCGCGGCGTGTTGGACTTGACAATCCTGCAGCCCGAGAAAGCGGTCGTGCTCGACTATAAGACGGGCAAGGTCAAGGAGGACGGGGACCAGCTCAAGCTGTTTGCCGGGGCGACATTCGCACAGAATCCGTATTTGCAAGAGGTGAAGACCGGATATGTGTGGCTTGCGCACAACAAAGTGTCCGCCAGAACCTTCGTTAAAGACGAAGTCCCCTTAATTTGGCAGGAGTTCATCCCCCGCATTCGCAGGATGGAGGCATCTCAACAAAATGACAGTTGGCCGCCCCGTCCGTCCGGCCTCTGTAAGAATTGGTGTCCAGTCGGTAAACGGCTGTGTGAGCACTGCGGGAGTTAAAAATAACGTGTTAGAAAACCTGACCAACGAAGAACTGATCGACCACGTCCTGGGGATCACGGGCCAAACGCAGGAGGAGACCGCCCTGGTCGAGCGCCTGCGGGCCGCGATTGAGGAGATCGATCGACTGACAGCCGTTAAAGCCCCGCGGGAGGTGCCGGTTGGCGCAAACGCCTGAAGGCAAGGTCAAGGCCAGGATCAAGTCCTGGCTGCGAGCCCGGGGGATCTGGTACTGCATGCCGATGGGCACAGGATTCGGCTCCTCCGGGGTTCCCGATTTCATCTGCTGCTGGGCAGGCCGCTTTCTCGCCATCGAGGCGAAGGCCCCCGGCAAGCGTAGCAACACGACCACCATGCAAGATGACCAGCTGGCCGCCATAGCTGCCGCCGGCGGAACTGCGCTCGTGGTGGACGACGTTAGCCTGTTAGATTCACTGGACGACAAATGGATGAGAACTATCTAGAGATGGCCGAGCGGCTGGACTCCGCTCAGCGTGACGCCTCCGTCGCCGCAGCCAGCCGCGCTGCGCAGGCCGAGAGCCACCCTAACTTCGACGGACAGCACTGCATCGACTGCGACGGCGAGATCCCCGCCGGCCGCCTGGCCCTGGGCCGCATCCGCTGCGTGTACTGCCAGGAATCCCGGGAGCGGAAGAATGCGCGCCCCTGACCCGCACATCTCGCAGGCTATGGCGGCTTCCGCGAAGGGGGAGCGGTTCGGCATTTACGGCATCTCCGATGTGCCCTACGACGTGCTGGCCCGAGCCCAGCGCCTGTGGGTGCGCTACGGCCGCCTGCCCCACTACTACCTGTTCGACTGGTGCCGATTTACGCAGGAGAAGCAACGGTGACCAAAACCCACCGCATGCACGGTACGCCCACTTACAGAACCTGGAGGGCCATGAAATCGCGGTGCCTGAACCCGAACGACCCAGCGTACTTGAGGTACGGGGGCCGGGGCATTACGGTGTGCGACGACTGGCTCCAGTTCGAGAAGTTCGTCGGCGACATGGGGGTCCGGCCCGACGGCACCGAGCTTGACCGGGTAGACAACGATGCGGGGTACTCCCCGGACAACTGTCGGTGGGCTACGCGCAGTCAGAACTCCCGTAACAAGCGCAAGACGCTCCGCGCCCCAGACGGCACGCCAATAGCCCAGCTAGCTGAGCAGCATGGCATTCGGTACGACACCCTTATGTGGCGCCTGAAAAACGGAGTGCCGCTGGATCAGGCGCTCTCTTGCCCCCCGAAAACAACCAACCGCTTCAAGGAGGCTCGAAGTGCCGACGCCTAAAGACAAGAGGGATTACGCAAAAGAGGCTGCCCGCGAGAGCGAGGACCGCAAGCAGGCCCGGCGCGACCGCCAGAAGGCGCGCTACGCCTACGAGAAGAAGCACGGCGACCTGCCGACCAACACGCACGTCGACCACAAGAAGCCCATCAGCCGGGGCGGCACCAACGCAGCCAGCAACCTGCGCGCCATCCCCAAAGAACGCAACGAGTCATTCCGCCGGGACGGTCCGGGCGGGAAGCAGAAAGGCAAAGCATGATCCGCACCCCCTCCCCCGACAACAGCGACGCCGGCATCGAGCGCGAAATGCAGCTCAAGGGCCTGACCGCCCCGCGGGTCACCGCGGACGCCATCAAGGCGGAGATCGCTAGCGAGCACTACTTCACGGCGGCCAATGGGCACTGCGGGGCCTACGCCGCGGCAAAGTACTCGATCGACCAGGTGGGCCAGCCATCGGTAGTCGAAGTCCTGGATGTGCCCGCTCCGCTGGAGCTGCTAACCTTCTGCGTGCTGGTCCTGAAAAACGGCTTCACGGTCACCGGCGAGTCGGCCTGCGCCAGCCCGGAGAACTTCAATGCGGACATCGGCCGCCGCCTGGCGCGCGAGAAGGCCGTCGAGAAGATGTGGCCGCTGCTCGGCTTCCGCCTGCGGGACGAGCTGAGCAAATGAGCCTCGTAACCCAGATGCTGGTCTTCGAGAAGTACGGCCTGCGCCTGCGGCCAGAGCAGCTCGCCGAAGTCCTGGGGGTCACCAAGCCAACCCTCTACAACCAGTTCAGCGGCGGCACCTGCCCCATCCCGACCTACCTGGAGAACGGCAAGCGCTACGCGGACTACCGTGACGTCGCGGCCTACCTGGACGCCTGTCGAGAGCGGGCTACTTGCGCGGCGGCTTGACGTTGTGAACGTCCTCGGGCCGGAGGTTGGTGTAGCGCTTCAAGTTGCGCCAGTCTTTGTGCCCCGTCACCAAGGCCACCTGCTGGATCTCGTACCCCTGCTCGAACAGGGAGCTGGTCCCCTCATGCCGCAAGTCATGCAGATGCAGGTCCGGTATCGACAAGTCCCGGCAGGCCCTGGTGAAGTACTTCGACAGCGTGGAACCGCCGAACGGGAACACGAAGTCACCATCGCGCGGCTGCCGCTGCAGCACCTCCCAGGCCGGCTCCAAGATCGGCACGCGCTCCAGCACCTTGCCCTTCCGGGGGTGCTTGCGTAATACGCTAGCCATGCGGGTGTCGTCGGTGATGTCCGCCCACTTCAGATCAGTGACCTCGCCCCGCCGCATGGCGGTCAGCGCAGAGAACTCCACCGCGTCCCGGAACCTGGGACCGAAGTGCTCGTTGAAGTAGGCCAGCACCGCGTTCAGTTCATCCTCGGTGGGCCGGCGCTCCCGCTTGCCCCCGCCGCCTATCAGGCGCAGGTAGTTCAGCGTCGGCCTGGCCGCGGCCACCACGTCGGGCAGCTGCACTCTCAGGGCGGCAGCGCCATACCGCATGGCGGTCCCGAGCTTGCTCAGGTCCATGTTCACCGTGTAGGGTCCGGCGCCATCCTCGCGGCGCGACTTGGCGTAGCTCACCAGCTGATCCACCGTCAGTGATGCCGCCACGAACTCACCCAGCCCGGCCTTCAGTGCCTTCAGCATGTAGTGCTCGTTCGAGGTGTCCAGGATGGGCCGGGTCTTCTCGCGCAGCTCGGCGTATGCCTCCAGCACCTGGGCCACGGTGAGCCTCGACGGCTCGGCAACAACTGACCCCTGATCCATGCCGGACTCGACGCGCCTGGCCCACGTCTCAGCGGCGGCCTTGGTGCTGAATGTTTTACACTGAGGCTTGAAGCCCTTGCGGCGAACGAGTGCACGCCACTTCTCGCCGATCTTGAGCACGCTTGCCATGTATCACCCCCTGTATCACGTCCGTATCGCAGACGGAATGATACCGAAGTGAGTAGCAGTGATACAGAAGTGAGTTCTGCTCTATGAAAGCGGGCGAGTCCCAGGGCTAGGAAAACCCCTCCGCCCTCCGTAGTTCAATGGGGAGATCCTTCTATGAGAACTACGGAGCCGTATCACTTCTGTATCACTGATCGGAGATCCCAGTGCTGGTATCAAAGAAGCACAAGAAGATCATCCTGAACCTGCGCGAGCCAGAGCGGGTGACGGCCGTCATCCCGAGCGCAAGGACGATGGAGTACAAGGGCACCACGCTGGTCGCCGTGCCCCACCGGCTCGATGAAGTCCGCGTCCTACGCAACCTGGGGATCGAGGCGCCGGCGCCAATGTCGTACTACTACGACTGGCCGGGTCTCTACACCCCCTACGCCCACCAGCGAGTCACCGCTGAGTTCCTGACGACCAACCCTCGGGCGTTCTGCCTGAACGGCATGGGCAGTGGCAAGACGGTCTCGGTCCTGTGGGCCTTCGACTACCTCCGCAAGTCAGGCCACGCCAAGCGCATGCTGGTGATCGGCCCGCTGTCCACGCTGGAGCGCGCCTGGGGCGACGAAATCTACCGGCACTTCCCGGACATGACGTTCGCGGTCCTGCACGGAACCCGAGAGCGGCGGCACAAGCTGCTGGCCCAGGACTTCGACGTCTACATCATCAACCACGACGGCATCAAGTCAGCCGACACCCTGGAGCTGCTGGCGACCCGCGAGGGGCTTGACGTGATCGTGCCGGACGAGGTGGCCGAGTTCCGCAACACAAGCACCGAGCGCTGGAAGGCGCTGAACCGACTCGTTAACGGTGACGCCAAGCGTGGCTGGCAGCCGAAGAAGTGGTGCTGGGGGCTGACCGGCACGCCGATCCCGAATGCACCGACCGACTCCTACGCTCAGGTCCGCATCGTGAACCCGGGTCGGGTGGGCCGCTCCTACATCGCGTTCCGCGAGTCGGTCATGCGGCAGGTCACGAAGTTCAAGTGGGCGCCCCGCGACGGCGCGCTCGACATTGTCCGGGACGCCATGCAACCAGCGGTCCGGTTCTCTCGTGAGGACTGCATCGACCTGCCACCGACCACCTACGCCACCCGCCACGCGCCGCTCACCGCGGAGCAACAGCGGGCCTTCAACGAGATGCTGAAGAAGTTGCGCACCGAGTACGACGGCGGCTCGATCAGCGCGGTCAACGAGGCGGTCAAACTGTCCAAGCTGCTGCAGATTTGCAGCGGTGTCGCATACGGCAACGACGGCGAAGTCGTGATCCCAGCCGGCCCCCGCATGGAGCTTGTCAAGGAAATCATCGACGAAGCCGAGGCCAAGGTGATCGTGTTCGTGCCGTTCACGGCAGCGCTCAACAGCCTGGCCGAGTGGCTGAACCAGTACTACACCACGGCAGTGGTCTACGGCGACGTCTCCAAGAACGAGCGGGACCGGATCTTCCGATCCTTCCAGAACGAGAAAGACCCCCACGTCTTGATCGCCGACGCGCGGACCATGAGCCACGGTCTAACCCTGACGGCTGCCAACACGACCATCTGGTACGGACCCACCCACAACAACAGCGTCTACATGCAGGCCAACGAGCGGACACCCCGCCCCGGCCAGAAGCTGCAGACCCTCATCGTCCACATCGAAGGCGGCCAGGTCGAGCGCCAGGTCTATGACCGACTCCAGGGCAAGAAGACAACGCAGGGCATCCTGCTCGACTTGCTCAAAGGCTAACACGTTAGATATACTACACCCCCAACCAGGAGCACTCCATGATTGACGAAGTCATCAACCGCTACATCCAGCTCCGCGACCGCAAGGCCGAGCTGAAGAAGGAATACGAGGACAAGGTGGAGGGCGTCGATGCCGCCATCGAGCGCCTGGAAAACTACCTGCTCGCCCACTTCAAGAACACCGGGCAGACCTCGGCTGGCACCCAGATGGGCACCGCGTACCTGGCACCCCAGACCTCGGCCACCGTGGCAGACTGGGACACGACGCTGGAGTGGATCAAGCAGCACGGCGCCTGGCATTTCCTGGAGCGCAAGGTGAACAAGACTGCCGTGGTGGAGTTCCGCTCGGCGAACGATGACCTTCCCCCGGGCGTCAACTGGCGCGAAGAAAACGTGGTGCGCGTGCGCCGCTCGTCCTAAACTAACCAACCCACCGGAGAACTAACATGACCGCAATCGTCCCCCTGACCCCCGGCGCCAATCTGCCCGCGTACCTGCAGCGCCGTGATGTGCTGTCGGCAATCAACAAGGAAGTCCTGTCCAACGCGGCCGGCTTCCCCGTCCTGTCCATCAAGGGCAAGGTGTTCACGCTGGTGAAGGACGGCGAGCGCAAGGTGTTGACCCGCCCGGAAGACCCGGACGAAGTCCTGCAGTCCATCACCCTCACCGTGGTGCGCGCTAACACCAAGAGCCGCGTCTTCTATGCCAAGAGCTACGTCGAGGGTGAGGATGGCGCAGCCGCCAAGCCGGACTGCTCGTCGAACGACGGCATCGCCCCGAACGCGGACTCGCGCAACCCGCAGGCCAAGAAGTGCCAGCTCTGCCCGCACGCTGTGTGGGGCTCCAAGGTCAGCGCTGACGGCCAGGGCGGCAAGGGCACGGCCTGCACGGTGAACACCCGCCTGGCGGTCATCGACCCCGACCAGGCAGCCAAGAGCGATGAGCCCGAGGCGTACCTGCTGCGCGTCCCCGCCGGCAGCCGTGGTAACTTCGGCGACGTCGTCAAGGCGGCAGAGGCTCGCGGCATCCCCTACAACGCGCTGGCACTGAAGGTCGGCTTCGACAAGGAAGCCCCGAGCCCCAAGCTGACGTTCAAGCTGGTGGGCCTGGTCGACGACCACACCTACGGCAAGCTGTCCGCGATGTACGAGACCGACGACATCAAGGCGATCGTGGGCCTGGGCGCCGGCAAGGCCGCTGATGAGCACCCGGACACCGCTGCACAGGACGCGAACGAGGCTGACCTGGACGCTGCGCTGGCAGCCAAGGCCGCCAAGGACGCTATCGGCAAGGCCGCTACACCGGCACCGAAGCCGACCCCCAAGCCGGCGGCCAAGGCGATTGACCTGGACGAGCTGGACGAAGCACTGGCTGCTCCGGCACCGACGCCCGCTCCGGCACCTGCCCCCAAGCCGAAGGCCAAGCCGAAGGCCGAGGCTGCGCCGGCACCTGCCCCCGCGGCTGCAAGCTCCAGCATGGATGACCTGCTGGGCGGTCTGGACGAGCTGCTGGGCGGCGGCACCGACGACTGATAACCGAACCCGGGCGGCGCTTATCCAGGTGGGGCGCCGCCCACCTGACTGGAGATACGATGGACTTTTCACTGATCGAAAAGGCGGAACTCACGCAGAAGGAGTTCGGGCGCCTGTGCGGGGTCAGCCGAGTGACGGCCAACCTGTGGGCCACCAAGAAATTCGCCCCGCATCGCTACATTCAAGCGCGAGTCAAGGACAACCTGACCGCCATCGCAGCCGCCATCGAGGCCGGACTGCTGCCCCTGCCCAACAACGTCGAGCGCGACAGCCGCTATGACGCACTGACCCGGGTCATCGAACAAACGCGCGCTACAGCCGCCTAACGCCCGGGAGGCACATGCTGCGCAAATTTCTCGGGGACGTCCTCCCCTCATTCGGCCCGTGGGATACCCATGTGGGCCATTACTGCGTCACGCTGCTTCCCGAAGGCCGCCACCTGTGGGCCGACAACCTGGACACCTTGGCCGAGCTGTGCGAGCGCTACGAGGACCGCAAGGGCGTCTACTTCGGCACCGCCGCATTCCTCACGCCTGAGAGTCGCGTTCAGGCTAACGTGTTATCACTCAAGGCACTGCGGCTCGACATCGACGCAGGCCCAAAGAAGTATGAGCGTGACCCAGAAGGAACCTACCCTGACCAGCGAACTGCTCTCGCAGCCGCTGTGGAGTTTTTCAAATCCTCCGGCCTCCCTCCGAGCTACATCGTCTCCAGCGGCGAGGGCCTGCACATTTACTACTGCCTCGACACGCCAGTCGACCCGGTGGCCTGGAAATCCCTGGCTGTCGGACTGGCGTCTCTTGTGGCAACTGGAAGCCTGCGCGTCGACCCCTCGGTCACAACCGACTCCGCCCGAATCCTTCGCCCGCCGGGAGGACTCCACTCCGAGGACAAACGAGTTCGTGTACTGCGCGACACAGGCGTTGTCTACACCGCCGAAACCCTCACCGCAGCTTTTCCGGTTGCCGCGCCGGCCCGGAAGTACGACACCAGCATCAACTCCGAACTGGACCTGAGCTTCCAGGGTCCGCCCTCCAGCGCCCTCAAGGTCGCGGAGAACTGCGCCGCCCTGCGTGAAGTCGCCACCGCCCGCGGTGACGTGCAGGAGCCCCTGTGGCGGGCCATGCTGGGCCTGGTGAAGCGCACGGTCGAGGGCCTCGACATCGCCCAAGAGTGGAGCATGGGCTACGACGGCTATGACTCCGACGAGGTGGAGCGCAAGTTCCACGCCTGGACGACCGGCCCCACGACCTGCGCCGAGTTCAGCAGGCACACCAAGGCTTGCGCCGGTTGCAAGTTCGCGGGCAAGGTGAAGTCGCCCATCAACCTGGGCCTGATGACCGCACCCGAGATCGAGGAACTGCCGGAAGAGGTCAAGCAGGAAGTCATCCAGGCACCTGTCGAGGCCGCGCCCACCGGCGACCCCTGGGACGGCCAGATCCCCTCGGGCTTCAACGTCATCCGCGGCAAGCTCACCGGCACCCCCATGCTGGTCTGCGAGATGCGGGTCGAGAAAGAGAGCGAGACGGGCGAGATGGTCCCCATGATCGTCGAGGTGCCCGTCACCCACGACATCTTCTGGTTCGGCCCCTGCGCCGGCGCGGAGCACAGCGATGACACGGCGGTCGTCACTCTCTGCGTCTGGAACGGGCGCGTCGTGAAGCAGTACCTGATGGACCAGTCGCTGGTCGCAAGCCAGTCGAAACTGCTGGAGTACCTGTCGGGTAAGGCCATCCAGACCACCACACACAAGCGAGCAGCTCAAGCCATGCAAGACTACACGAAGGCGGGCTTGCACCGGGTCAAAGCCCTGAACAACCGCCCCAAGATCGCAGACCACCTCGGGCTGCGGATTCTGGACGACGGCCAGCTGGTCGCCGCCCACGGCGTCCACGTCATCTTCCCGGACGGCTCCATCAAGGAAGCCTTCGTCGGGTCGAACCTCCGCACGGTAGCTGGTCAGTTCCGTGTCAACCTGCCGCCGATGGCGTCGGGCGAGTGGGGGCCGGAAGTCTGGGACGAGATCAACCCGCGCGCACAGCAGCACGTCGACTTCCTGCGCAAGCACTATGGCCGCGAGGGCATGGAGCGCTTCCAGCTGGCGATCATGATGGGTCTGGCCTCCCCGCTGATGGCGTTCGTCACCGGCAGCTTCTTCTCGGGCAGCACCCTGCCCCGCATGAGTTCCCTGTCCGTGTCGCTGTTCTCTCGTGAGTCGGCGCGAGGCAAGACCACCGCGGTGCAGAGCGCGATCCTGGCTTACGGCAAGGCGTCCGACCTGACGAACGACTCTGGCAAGTCCGGCACCACCGAGATCGCCCGCATTGCCCGCCTGTCCCTGCACGGCACCATGCCGAACCTGATGGACGAGATGGGCGGCGCATCCGCGGCAAGCGTGGCTGCCACCGTCAGCGCTGTGGCGAACGGTACGGGCCGTGAGCGTGCCACCAAGGACGGCTCTCTTATGTCGACGGTGCCCTGGGCGCTGGTCAACCTCATCACGACAAACACCTCGCAGCGCGACATGATCGCGTCGATCCAGGACACCAGCGGCGCCATCCAGTACCGCCTGCTTGAGATCAACGTCGAGGACATGCCGGAGTATGACCAGGCCGCACGGGACACCTTCACCGACGACTGGGCCAACCTGAACCGCGACTGCGCTGGCGCTCTGGGCGCGGTGATCCACCGCGAAATCTGCGCCCTCGGCGTGGCCGGCGTGACGAAGCTGGTGACCGAGTGCTGCGCCAAGGCCAGCGCGTACCTCAAGTCGGACCAGACTGCGCGCTTCCAGTACCGCGGACTCGGGGCTCTGCTGGCCCTGCAGGTGCTGCTCCAGAAGATCGGCCTGCAGCCGTTCGCTCTGCCTGGTGTACTCGCCGCCTTCCGCACCGCGCACGACGCTGGCCGCGACTTCGTGGTGGACAACGTGATGCCGACCGATGGCCTGCAGTTGCTGAGCCGGGCGCTCCAAGACCTGAGCCCGCACACGCTGGTCACCGAGGAGGAGACGCACCAGGGGCGCTTCAAGACGAAGTTCGACGAGCCGCTCAATGCCCGCGTCCCTGACGTCATCTACGCCCGCCACGTCAAGATGACCGGGGTCACCTACCTGTCGGTGGATGCGCTCCGCGTCTGGTGCCGCGACAAGGGCGTTGTCGAGCGTGATGTGCTGCGTGCAGCCAAAGACGCCGGCGTGATGCGCCCCTGGTCCGCTGGTGACCGCGCCCTGACGGCAGCGAACTACAACCTGATGAAGGGCCTGCGGGCAAACCAGCACCTGTTCTGCAAGTGCTACGCCTTCAACATCAAGCAGTTGTACTGCGCTGAGATCGACGATGCGGGGAACGTCGTCCCCCTGCGCGGTCGTGAAACGGCACCGGAGACGGTCGACGAGGTGGCTGTGAGCTAACGGTGTACGATGGCGCCCCCAACCCAGGAGGCGCTATGAGATACATCCTCGCCATCGCAGCTACCGCAGTGCTCACGGCCTGCGCAGGGTATCCCGAACTGCGGGACGCCAACAAGTCGAACCTCGCCAAGCTCAACGTCGGGATGACGCAGAGCGCGGCAATGCAGGTGATGGGCAGCAAGGGGTTCGGAGAGATGCGCAACCCCGCGCGCCAGGAGCAGTTCGCCGTCGGCGGCGCTACGTACACGGTGCTGTTCTACTACACCGACCAGATCGGCGATAACTCCGCCGACTCCGGCCTGACCCCCGTCGTGTTTCGCAATGGGGCCTTCGTCGGTTCCGGCTGGACTTTCTTCCGCACCATTAAGTGATAAGGGCACCCCGCGGGGTGCCCTTTTTTACGTCTGTTCGTCGAGGTTCTCGACGACGGCCCGGTCTCCATCCCGGTACTGCACGCCTCCGATCGTGCGGCGTTCCCGCTCGTTCTGCGCCCTCGGCGCGCGGAGCAGCTCGGCCAGCCCCTGGCGCTTGTAGCCCAGTCGGACCCGTGCGGCCTGAACCTGCATCCACTCGTCCCGTGCGGCTTGCATCGCTGCCACGTCGTTGTCGCGGTACGCCTCGGCGTATTCCCGCTTCAGGCCGGCGGCGCGCTCGTCGTAGAACTTGTCCGCCTTGAACTTCGAGCTGGCGCGCAGGCCGCGGTCCGAGATCGTCGTGGTAGGCAGGCCGACCGCCTGGAAGGCCAGGTCCAGGAAGCCCAGCTCGTCGGGAGACATCACCAGGTCACCGTTCTTCTGGGTCATGCCCTCGGTTCCGAAGCGGGCCGTCTTGATGACGTCGGCCAGGCCGCGCGGCATCACCTTCTCGATGCCCTTGACGTAGTCCCCGCCCAGCATCGTGCCCACGCCGTCAGCGAACTGCGGCAGCAAGCCGCCGAAGAACGGACCCAGCGCGTTCTGGATGGCCGACTGCATGCCCTCACGGGAAGCCAGTGAACCCTCGGCACGGGGCAGGAGCGACAGCATGCCGCCGGCGCCCAAGCGACCGGACAGATCCACGCCGGCGAAGGCCGGGGCGCCCTTGAGCAGCAGGTCCGACACCGCATCGTTGCCGATGATCCGGCGCAGGGTCATCTCGGGATCGTCCGGCTCGTCCTCGTCTCCGAACACCGCGCCGATGATGGCGCCGATCACCTTGGCACCGGGCAGGCCCAGAGCACCACCGATCAGCATCATGTTGCCCAAGCTGAAGGCCAGCGCCTTGCGCGCCACCAGCTTCTCTTCCGGCGAGGCGTCGCCGAAGGCGTCCTTCGCCAGCCGGGTGTAGAGCGAGACCTGGATCAGCTGGAACTTGCGGAACTGGGTCAGCAGGCGACCAACGCCGGAGCGCATGACGCGCGGGGCATTGAAGGCCGAGTAGTCGCCGTGGGTGTCGTAGATCACCTTGGCTGCCTGGGCCAGCTGGCCGGCTTCATCCAGGCCGTTCTGGCGTGCCAGGCGGATCGCCGAGATGGCGGTCACCATGCGGTTGATCGTCTCGATGCCCTGGGAGATGCCGTTCAGCTTGCCCATCACGGCGTCGAGTGCGCGCTTGCCGGCGTTGCCGTCGGTCGAAGACCACTGGCCCAGCTCCTGCTCCAGGGAAATCTGGATCACGCCGCGGTCGGCCAGCTTCTGCACCAGGTCGCGCACATCGGCTGGCAGGCCCGCGTAGTCACCACCGGCAACACGACCGTCCTTCAGCATGGGCAGCACCTCGCGGTACGCCGCCATCATGGTGGAGCCGGCACGAGCCAGGCCGACGCCGCGCATCGCGGCCAGCACAGGCATCGACATCAGCATCGGCTGCGTGAAGTTCATCAGGTGGTACGCCGGGCTGGTCAGCAGCATCCAGACCGAGGAGGCGCGCATGGCCTTGTCGACGAACGGCGTCGGACGGTAGTCCAGGCCGGTGACGTGGCGCTTCATCAGCTCGTTGAAGTAGTCGCGGCGCTCCTCGCGGGTGCCGGGGGCGTCGCCCTCCAGCGCGTCGGCCTGAGACTTCATGGCGTACAGGGCATCCGTCACCTTGCCGCCGCTCTTGAGGGAGCCGATGAAGTGCGCGTTGGCCCGGCCCTGCGTGGCGAAGGCCGCCATCATGTCGTCGTCTGCGCCGGCCACGTTGCGGCGGTTGCGCTCCGACTGACGCGCGCTGGACTCGCTCAGCAGGGTCAGGTGCAAGTCCCTCATCAGGCCGTTCAGGCGCTTGGCGCTGTCGGAGTCCATGTCTTCCACCAGGCCGCGCAGACGGCGGAACGCGTGCAGCGTGTCACGGCCACCGTACAGCTGCTCCATGCCCGAGTCCTTGTTGAAGTTCTGCACGCCGTTGTCAGGGAACTTGCCCTGGGTCTTCAGGCGCTCAGCCTCGGCGCGTGCCTGGCCGCGCGTCTCGTAGAACGACACGTAGTAGTGGTTCTCGTCCGACTCCAGCTCGCGCATCTTGGCCTTGTCGCCGGCGCGCTTGGCGTCCATGTACTGCTGGGACATGCCGACCACCACCTCGTTGCCGAAGCGCTTGAGCGGGGCGTAGGGCCAGTTGCCGCTGAACTGAGCCAGGGAGGAGATTTCCTTCAGGGACTTCAGCTTGGCAGCCTCCAGCTCGGCGGTGTCGCCGCCGGTACGCTTGGCCTCTGCGATCTCCAGGTCGTACTCGGAGGTGACGTCCTCCAGCATGGCGGTGCGCAGATCCTGCAGGCTGTCGTGGCCGTGCTTGAACACGGAGCGGATCAGCGCCTGGGCGTCAGCCGACATGCCGTCGAAGCGCGCGGCCATGTCCTGGTCCACCTGGACGTCAGCGTGGTACTCAGGCTTGAAGCCCCACTTCTTGCCCATCGTGGACGCCTTGAGGAAGGCGTTGACGCTGCTCGGGCCGGTGCCGCGCTCGTGGGCCGGCAGATTGCGGTAGCCCTCAAGGATCAGCTCGACGTTGCGCTCCAGGCGGGTCTTCACCACCTGGGCTTCCTTCATGACGGCCAGATAGTCGGCAGCGGCGGGGATCACCTTCGACGCCACGCGCACCAGGTCTTCCGTGAATCCGCCGAGGCGGACGGCGCCGGACTTCAGGTCATTGAGCACGCGGCCCACGGCGCTGTACGACTTCTGCAGCTTGGGCGGCAGCTCGTCGGCGATGGAGAACTTGGCGGTGCCGAACGTGTTGCCGAGGCGGCTCACCGCGGCCTTGAGTTGGGGCGACAGTTCAAACGCGCCGGAGTACTCGCCGCCATTCATCTCGTCGATGATCGCTGGCAGGGCCTGGTGCGGGTAGTCGAAGCCGAGGAAGTCGTCGTTCCGCAGCGCGCGCAGGATGCTCTTCTCTGCCGGGGTCGCTTCCGAGAACAGGGCGTCGAAGGCGTCATCGGGGGAGTCCGCTTCCGAGTAGGCGTCTTGGGCCTTCCGGTACAGCCGGCGGAGCGCCGTCTCGCGGCCAGTCTCGTTGTTGCCGGAACGCTCCCAGGAATCCACGGACATCTTCGCGTCGCCGCGGGTGTCCACCTGCATCTCCAGCTGCGCAGCGCCATACGCCAGGTCGACGACGTCCTGGGCGGTCAGGCCCTCGGCGTTCACTAGACCCAGCTTCTTCAGTGCGGCCTTGATGAGGCGCACGACCTCGGCCATCCAGCGGCCCACGTCCGTCTTGTACTGCAGCGCGGTCGGGTCGATGCCGGCACGGGTAGCCTCTTCGATGAAGTAGGCCACGACCTCGGAGTGCAGCTGGTGGGCCGGGGTGCCCGCGGCGCCAGTGCGCTTGATGGCCTTGCGCGCCAGCTCGGATTCGATCGAGCCGTCCTTGCGGTCAGCCCACTCCACCACCTTGTTAGCCAGACGGCCAAATTCCTTGGCACTCAGCAGGTTCTCGATACCCATGTGGGCGCCGACCTCGTGCATGAACACGGAGCGCGCGTTGCCGGGGCGGATGTTGTCGGCGATCAGGAATGCGCGGCCACCGAGCACGAAGCCCTGGGGGCGCACGTCCTCCAGCGATGCCTGGATGAAGGCCGGCAGTTCCGACTGGCTCTGCACGACGACGACCTTCTTGGGGTCGAGGCCCAGGCGCAGCTTGCTGATCTCCGTCATGACGCGGGCCACGGTGGAGCCCTGGCGGTCGGTGTCCTTGGAGAGCTGCGGCTCCTCGGGCTTCTCGATGCGGCGCTTCTTCTTGGTGACTACGACTGGCTGGGCGCCGCCGGTGCGGGCGCCGGCTTCTCCTGCGTAGCTTCCAGTTCCTTGAGAAGGGTCTCCAGCTCGGGCTTCAGGCTCCGCCCCTGCGACTCGCGCAGTGTCTTGAGCAGGCGCAGGCCCTCCAGCGACTCCGCGGGTGTCACCTTCGGACGCTTGCGGGTTGTTCCTGACGTACTCTGCATAGTTCTCCTCGATGAGCCGCTCAGCGGCAGACATGGCGGCCTCGGACGCACCTTCCAGCGAGCCCTCGCGGGCGCGGATCACGTACATCTCCTCCACCCAGTCGGCCTTCAGGGTGTCCGGCAGGTCGAACCAGCCGACGGAGCCGTCCCAGTATAGGGCGGCCTTCTGCGCGAACACGTCGCCCAGCAGCACGCGGATGTTCTGCGCCACGGTGTCGGGGTTCGGGGCTGCAGCGGCTTCTGCGGGGGTCTCCGCGACCTCCGGGGCGTTCTTCAGGATCTCGTCCGCCTGGGCCTTCAGCTTCTTCTGGGGCTCAGTGTCCGCCTCGCCGGCGATCAAGCCCTGGCCCGTGGCCTTGGTCAGCTCGGACTCCACGCGGAAGCCCGTGGCAGCGTCGCCATCCTCGCCGGCCTGGATGCCCAGATCAGCCTCGGAGACCGTGTCGGGCGCGGAGCCAGCGACGAATGCGGAGATGGCCTTCTCGTCCAAGCCGAACTTGGCGAGTGCCTGCGACACCGCCTGACGCGACACCTTCTTGCCGGTCACCTTGGACTCTTCGGCAGCGATCTCATCCAGGGTCATCGGGGCGCGCGACGGCACCAGCGTGGGGGCGCCAGTTGTCGGGTCGTTCGTCGACTCCATGCCGAGGGCGGCCAGGATGCGCAGCTTGTCCAGCGGCGGGGCGGCCTTGATCTTGTCCAGCATCTTGGCCGGGGTTACCTCGGCCTTGCGTCCTGCTCGACCGACGGTGACGGTTTTGTCCGCGGCGACACCAGCGACTTGCGGCGTTCCTTGCGGCGCCGGCGCCGTTCCTGCTTGCGTTCCAGATTCCGTAGGCGTGGGCACATTCTTGGCGGCTCCTCCCTTGAGTCGAGCGTAGACCTCGGCAATCTGCTCAGCTTCGGACTGCGCAGCGCGCGCCTTCTGCTCAGGGTATGCCTTGAGAAACTTGCGGACCTGGCCGTGGCGGTTCGCCTTGATGAGCGCCACGTTCTCGTTGAACTGGGCCTGGTTGATCGTGCCGTCGTTGAGGGCGTCCTCCAGCTGCGAGAACGTATCCATCGCGGCGGTGCCCTTCAGGCCGTATTCCTTGGCGCGGTTGTCGCGGGCCAGGATCTCCTGGGCGCGGGCTTCCACGGCTTCGCGGCTGACCGGGTCCACCTGCGTCGGCACGCCGGCACGCATGGCCGAGTCCTGCCCAGCATCGAGGCGCACTTCGGTGCCGTCAGCGGCAACGCCGAACTGGTTGGTCGGGTCCGACACGGCTGCCATGACGTCCGACGCGCGCTGGCGCACGTCCTTCGGACCAGCGGGGAAGCGCAGGCCCAGCTGCTGCTCGATCTGCTCCGGGCTGGACGTAGCCGGACGCGAGATGGCGTCGAACGGGGCCACCTGACCCTCCAGGGTCGCACCGGGGGAGGTGCTCCAGTCGGGCGCTGCGGGCGCGGTCGCGTCGCTGCCCTGGTAGATGTCCTCGAAGCCGGGGGACGTACCCCAGTCAGGAGCCTCGCCACGAGGCGGCACGCCTGGATTCAGGGGGGCCGCGGGCGCAGCGCCGTCGAAACCCTGCGACGTGGTCCAGTCTTCCAGCAGGTCAGTCTTGCCCGAGGGGTTCACCTGCGGGGCTTGCGCGGCCTTGCCACGACGCCAGCCGGTAGATCCGCCCAGGGCGCCGCCGAGCGCTGCTCCACCAACGAACGACTCGCCGAAGCGGTCGACTGCTGCGTCACTGAAGAACTGCTCGTTGGGGTCGACCACCATGCGGCCAAACTGGTTCATGCCTTCCTGGAAGGTTTCACCAGCGCCTTCAACGACACCCGTGCGGAGCGCTGCCGCGCCGCCGCGGGCCACCGCGCCCTTGACGCCGCCCATAGCGTCGAGACCCTTGTCCAGTGCCGCCACGCCAGCGGCGCGGGGCAGCGAGCGGGAAACCACACGACCGCCGACACCAGTCAGCGTGTCCACCGCAGCGTAGGGAACGGCGAGGCCTAGGGCCGACGGCAGGTTCGTCTTGCCCGCCTGGTCGCGCTGGCTGTCCAGGATGTCGCCGACAGCGAAGCCGTAACCCACAGCTCCAGCCGCGAGCGGGCCGCCTGCCAGGCCAGCAGCGCCCATAGACACCAGCTGCGGAGCGGAGTCCACAGCCAGGCCGCCGACGTAGTCGAGGGCATCGCCCACACCGCCAACGTCCTTGTAGGACATGACGGCGCCCTTCTGGCGCGCGAACTCGCGGCTCAGGTTGGCGTCAGCTTCGTTGCGCTTGCGACCGCGCGTGGCCCAGTCACCCAGGCCGGCGGCTTCGCCGATGCCGTAGAGGTTCGCCTGCGCGGAGTCGATAGCAGCGCTGCCGCGCTCGCCCCACTTGCCGCCACCTTGGACACCGAAGTCCGCAGCGATGTCGGTGATGGGCTTGCCCGTGCGGCGCTGGAGTTCCCCCAACAGCTCGCCGTCGGACAGAGACTTGGCCCAGGGGACCGCGGCGCGCAGTCGGTCGAGTTCGGACATCAGTATCCTTTAGCGATTCAGGTACGGCAGGGCTTCTTCCAGCGACATGGGCGCTGGTGCCTGCTGCGGCATGTAGAAGCCGCGGAGTCGGTCGTTCGGAGTCACGCGGGCCGGCAGCGGAGCGGCCTGAGCTGGAGCTGCAGCGGGTGCGGCCTTGGCGTCCGCCGGGCCATCCTTCAGCAGCTCGGCGTACTGCGCGACGGGGTCTACAACGCCGATCTTGGCGGGGTCGAGGCCGTAGTACTTAGCCAGCGAGGCGCGTTGCGCTGGGGCGAGGCCCGGCGTGTTGTCGAGCGCTCGGAGATACGACTTGTGGGCTTCCGTCTCGCGGGGAGACAGCTCGGGCATCGGCTTCGTGGGCTGTGCGCCAGAGACGCGGCGGAACACCTCGACGGCACTCACGCCCGGGGGCGGTGCGGCTTCGGCCATCTGGCCCGTGCGCTCGTTGTAGCGCAGCAGCTTGGAGCCGTCCTTGGACGTGCCGATCAGCTTCCACTCAGCGGCTTCTGCGCGGGCATCCGCACGCTTGGCTGCACCGAGGGCGATGCTGTTCCGCTCACGCGCTGCGGCATCCTGGTTGGCGTAGTGGACCGCGGTGTTGTTGCCCGTGGCGCCCTGCGTCTGCGCAGTGAACAGCTGGCCGGCAACCGCGCGCACGCGGTCAGAGACCTTCTCCTGGGCGGCCAGGGCGCGCTCAGGGTCCACTTCCATCATCTGGCCCAGCGCGTACAGCTGCGCGGCCTCGCGGGAGTTCAGCTTGACCGGGTCGCCGGAAGGCGGCAGGTACGTCAGGTAGCCCGCCATCTTGCCCTTGCCGGGGGTCCAGGTGCCGAAGCCCGGGACGCCGTTGTCGTAGCTCAGACGCTGGACCAGCGCGCCGCGGTCCTCGTCCTTCATGGAGTCGAACTCTTTCATCTTGGCGGCGAAGCCCGTCTGCCAGTCGGCGTCCTTCTGGTCCTTGCGGATCGCGGTCGTCGAGGCGTAGTCGCCGCGCACAGCGGCCAGCTGGCCCGCGATTGCGCGCTCACGGTTGGGGATGTCGGCAGCTGCGATACGGCGAGTCAGGCCCGCTTCGCGTTCCACGTTCGGAGCCGCCACGGGCAGAGCCGCGCCTTGACGTGCCAGGGCATCAGCCTGGTCGAAGTCGGCATCCAGTGCAGCGTTGGTGGCACGGCGGTCCACGCCCTGCGAGGCGGAGAGCCAGTCCTGGCGGAGGCCGTATTCCTGCTCTGCCTGGTTGTCGGCGCGCTGCAGGCCCTTGAGGCGGAGGCCGCCTTCGGACATGCGCTGTGCGTGGGCTTCAGCCTCGCGGCGGTCCCGCTCCTCGCGCGCCTTGTTGTCGAGTGCCTGCTGCCAGGCGCTCTGACCCATCTGGAAACCGGATTGGAATGCACCCATGATTACTTCTTCCCGCCGAGCGCCCAGCTCATGCCGGCACCGGAAGCGGCGCCGAGGATGGTGTTGAACGGATCGTTAGCCGCGCGGATCTGATCCTGCGCGTTCTTGTAGCTGGCCTGCGCGCCCCACATGCCTGTGGCGTTGCTACCCCACTGACCCGCCATGTTGCCGCCCATATTGAAGCCGGAGTTCACGCCGGCCAGCGAGCGGTTTGCGATGTCGAGCCCCATGCCGCCGAAGCCTGCACCAGTGCCCGAGAGCGTCGAGCCCATAGTGCTGAAACCGGCCAGCGCAGCCTGTGCGCGGTCGGTCAACTGGAGTCCTTCTGCACGGGCGGCGGCGCGCACCTTGTTGGCTGCAGCGGCCTTGGCGCCAGCCTGGGCAATCGTCATCTGCGTGTTCAGCGCGACGGAGCGGCCAGAGCCGGGCGTGATGCCCATGCGCGCGTTGCCGCGATCCATCTGGCCGCGGGCCGACGAGAACGCAGTGTCGACGTCGGAGTCAGCCTCGCCAACCAGGCGGGTGATGCGACCCTCGGAGTTGGCCTCCTCGGCCTCGCGCGTCATGCGGTCCTGCATCTTGGTCAGGGCTGCGCGCTGGGTCAGCGCGTATGCGCGGTCTTCCTGCGACTGGTCGTAAGCCGTGCGAGCGGCGTCCAGTCCGAACTGCATCTGCTGACGCTGCAGGGGCGCGAGCGCACGGCTGTTCGCCATGACCTCCTGGATCGCCTCTTCCTGCACGCTCATCGAGCGGAGCTGCGCGTCCGTCAGTCGTGGATCAGGCTGCTGCGCCTTGCTACTCTTGCCCATGTCGGTCCTTCAAGAATCGGCAGTCCTCGCGCCGCATGACGTAGATCAGCGCGTCGGAGCCGTCCTCCGCCGCTCCCAGCAAGCGCGTCTCGATACGGAAGCCCAGCTTCTCGTTCGTGCGCCGCGCCGCGTGGTTTGTTTCGTACACCAGCCCCGAGATGCGGGTCACACCCAGCTCATCGAACGGGTACTGGAAGCAGTACCGAATGAACTCCCGGGGCATCCACTTGGCGCCCGGGACGGCGGCGACGTGCATCCACACGTTCGCCCCGTTGAAGCTCTCGTACAGCACGCCGGCGATCAGCTCGCCGTCGCGCTCAAGGCCCAGCCCCTTCGTGCCCGCAACCAACGAAACCGGAACGCGCTTGCTGACAAAGTCAAACACGCGCGCAGGGTTGGAGATGATGCGGGTCGGCACGATTAGGCTTCGGGAGTGCCCTCGCCGTCCGGCACTTCGGACACGATCGGGGCGTCGCTGGCGCGTGCCTTACGGGTAGTCTTGCGGGCCGCGGAGACTTCCTGCACGCCACCGGCGGCTGCGTCGTCCATGCGGGCCACCAGGTCCAGGCCGTCCTCGGTGATGAGGAACTGGTCATTGCGGTAGCGTCCGACGGTCTTGCCGCCAAGGATCAAGTCGCCGCAGACAGTCTCGGCGCCAGCGTCGAGCAGTTTCTTTTCGCTCATGAGGATAACCTCCGTGTTGTGGTGTCGGTATTATGCTCTAACAGGTTAGCTAGTGCCAACTTCAGTGCGGGTTTCGCAGGGCCGGCGGCAGGTGATGGCGCTCCCGCTCAGAGAGGAAAGCCGCATGGCAGTGGTCCTTCTGCCAGAAGAAGATCGCGTTGATGACGTTGCGCATAAAGCCGAACGTCTTGCCACTCCAGTACAGCCGGTGCGCGTAGCTGCTCAGGGTCTCGTCGGGGTAGCCGCCGACAAGCGTGGTGAGCACTTGATCCAGGGCGATCAGGATGTTGAGCAGGTAGGTCTTCATGCGGTGAACGTCACTTTCTTCCAGGCTTTGCCGTTGCAGTAGTACAGGTCGTCGCCGACCTGCGTGAAACCCTTGCGGAGGTCCGTCGGCACCGCCGAGACGGGCTCGACCTCCAGGGCGGACAGCGTGCCGTCGAACGCGGACAGCTGCTCCACCTTTGCGAACACATCGGCCAGCAGGCGCTCGAACTCGCGGAGCGTGACGGCCTTCTCGTATTTGTCCCCGCGGCTGCCCAGGCGCACCTCAACCCACTCGCGCAGGGCTTCAATGGCCTTGTTGGTCTCCGGGTCCGCGATGCGCGCGGCCTGCAGGGCGGGCAGCTTGGCGCCAGGGGCGGCGTAAGGTCCGCGGTTCGACAGCGACTGTCGGGTCATACCAGTTCCTCAGTTGTGGACGCGATGGCGACGCTGGTGACGCGGTCTTGACTCTCGACCTCGATCTCCCAGCCACGGCGCAGGCCCGCGGGCAGGCGCACCGGGCGGTTGGACATCAGCACCGGCGTTGTGTAGAACAGCACCCCGTCACCGTAGATGCGGACCGTGACGCCCGCGGAGAACGAGGCGTTGACGCGCAGCCAGGCGAAGCCCACGGCGGAGCTGCTGGGCACGCGGATGATCCGGCCACGCCACTTGCCCGGGCGCGCTGCGCCACTGTGCAGTGGGAGGACGCCGCTGCCAGGCACGAACACGAACGCGGTGTCGGTGCTCAGGTCCGAGTGGACCGCTCCAGCTGTGGTCGGTGTGGTCTCGCGGCTGATCTTGCCGCCGGCGACGTCGAACTTGAATACCTGCATGTCAACCTTCCAGCTCCGATACCGAGCTTGCGAGACGGACGGCGTGAACCGGGACGTCGGAATCCACCTCGACCTGCCATTCGCGCCCGCGCGTAGCCGGGAGTCGCACCGGGGCGGCGTTGGACACCGCAACCGATCGAACCAGGGCTCCGTCAGCCAGCACCCGCAGCGTGGCCGGCGCGTCGCTTTCCACTGCGGCCCAAGAGAACGACGGCTCGTTGTCGAAGATGTAGACCCGGCTGCGCCAGGTGGCGCGCACCGGCGTGCCCGAGTGCAGTGGGACCAGGTCCGTGCCGCTCACCAGGAACAGGGTGTCCGTCTTCAGATCCGAGTGGACCGCAGTGAACGGGAACTTCATCTTGGCCTGCAACCGCCCGCCGGAGTTCATGCCCAGGCTCATGATCCGCACCTCGTTGGACGGCACGGCTTGCAGCACGCGCTCGACCCCGTAGCGGTCCCGCTGCTGGCGGTAGCACAGCTTGCGGTCGCGGACGTAGAAGAACAGCACGTCGGACGTGCCCGTCTGCCCTTCCCGCTTGTCGTCCAGCGTCAGCATGGGCGTGTAGTGGTTCGGGTAGGTCGTCGTCCTGAAGCCCGAGATCAGGGAGTCGAACCAGTACAGCTTGCACAGCCCGTCAGCGACGTAGGTCACGGTGGGGGCCATGTTCTGGTCGAGCGCGAGGCTCACCTCGGTGATGCCGAAGTCCGTCAGGATCAGCGTCTTGGCGGACAGGTTCGCCTCGGGCGCAACCCACACCGAGGAGCCATCAGTCCAGCACCGCCACACCTGCACCTGGTTGCCCTGCGACGGATCGTTCAGCGCGATGCCGCCCAGCTCGTAATCCACGGTCGGGTTGTCCCGCTCGATGCCGTCCGGGTGGAGCAGCGCCGAGGGGGCGGGGGTTGACGAGATGGAGTCGAGCGGGAGCGACATTACGGACGGCGAGCCCAGGACGAGGACAGATTGAAAACCAGCGTCCGCGTGTTGTTCTTCGGGATCGCCGGGTCGAAGTCGTACTGGATCTGGCCGAACACGCCGAGGGTCACGGTGAGTACCTTGAAGGTGGCGGAGTTGCCGTCGTTCAGGCCAAAGGTGACGGAGCCGGTCCTGGAGAGCGAGTTGTTGACATACGCGCTGCTTGTGCAGGAAGACGACGCCCCCGCATACGTTCCGCCCGGGTTGCCGGCGGTGATCGCTCCGAGAGGGCCTGCGTAAGCCCGGCCCGAGTCACTGGTGATGCCCGTGGCGATGGGCACGTTGTTGTGCGGCGGCCCCCAGGAGGCCCACCAGTTGGTTGTAACCGCAATGGAGCGCCCGGTAACCGTGGTGCTGGTGCCGCCGATGGTGAAGGTTCCGCCCCAGTCCGTCGTCGGCACGTACATGCGGAGTCGGTACGTCACGTCAAGCTGCTCGTCAGACAGCACAGTGATCGGCGTTGGGTTTCCGCCCGCATCCACGATCAGCGCGCGGGAGAACATCTGCGTGTCAGACCACCCAACACCGACCTCGCTGAAGTTCCCGTTCAGCGCGCCGAGCGCGAACCGCCAGGTGCGGTCGTTCTGGAAGTAGTAGGGGGCCGACGCCGCCGCCGAGCTGACGTTGCTCTGCGAGGTCGTGGTCCACGCGCTGCGGGAGATAAGCGCCGTCTGCGTCGCGCTCGGGGCCACCGCCGACGTGCCGATGGCGCAGCCGGACATGGCAGTGCCGGAGCCGATCCGATTCAGACCAGAGTCCAAGATCAGGTTCGGAAAGAAGCCGGTGTCTCGCTTGATGCTCCCGTCCGCGCGGCGAACGACCATCCGGTACTCGCCTGCGAGTTCATTGCGGTGGCCCGCCTCGGCCTCCAGGTAGTTGCGTCGGACGATGTGCGGGGAAAACGGGACCAGCAGGCCAGATTCAGTGCGGTGATAGTGGGTCATGTCAGAGTCCCAGATACAAAGCTGTGGGTTACGCCCAAGTCCTCCGAGGGCCAGGCCGCATAGGTGATGAGGACGTTCTTCAGCTCGCCGGAAACGAACGAGTGCGCGACGTTCAAGTCTTCAGCGGGCCAGTTCGTATAGGAGAGCTGCACGGTTCTCAGTTCGCCGGAGACGAACGAGTGCGCCAGGGTCAGATCCTCGGAAGGCCACGCGTAGGCCCGGAACGGCTGTCGGAGATCGCCGGAGATAAACGAGTGCGCCACGTCGATCTCGTCCAACGGGTTCGGCTGCTCGAACAAGCGGGCGCCGAAGAACGAATGCGCGACGTTCATCGACTCCACCACGATGGCCGGGTACGGCTTGCTCGTCACCGAGATGACGCCCTCCTCCCGCGTGGCCGGCATGGTGCTCAGCCGCTTGGTGACGAGGTCGAACTTCCATACCCGAGACACGCTCAGCTCGCAAACAGGTAGTAGCAGCCGTCGTGGTACGCGGCGAACGCGGCGTCGTTGACCGAAGCCTGCCAGTCGGTCTTGCTGAAGCTGCCCTGCGTCACCACGGCCACGCCGCTGGGTCCAGCCAGGCACAGGCCGTCGGGGCTGGCGTACATCACGCCACCTTCAACGCTCACGATGCTGCGCTTGGCGATGCACGCCTGCGGCGTCTCGACCTTCTGCGCGCTCACCGATGCCGAGTCCGCGCCGCTGGCGTAGTAGGGGTTGCCCTCCGTCAGGACGACAGCGGTCTGCCCGAACACGCCGATGCCGACGATCTTGTACTCCAGGCTCTGCTGGTACTCGATAGGCCAAGCGTGCGGCTGGTTCGGGTGGCAGAAGCACAGCACGTTGTCGTAGAAGCCCGCCATCATGCCGTTGGGCAGGCCGACGAGGCCCTTCAGGTTGGCCGGCGGCTCCGCCCAGGTCAGCGAGGGGCACGTCTCCTGCAGCTCAGCCTGAGTCTTGCTGTCCTCGTAGCGCAGATCGGCGATCTTGAAGCAGCGGAACGTGCCGTTGGGGTACAGCATGGCGTTCGTGGCCTTCGCGTCCTCGACGAGCTGCCACTCCGAGCCCGAGCTGGTGGTCGCGCTGCGGTACAGGCGCCAGCCGATGATGTTCCGGCCCCCGGGCGCGGACGGCGCGGTGACTGCGCACTTGTCGTTCTGGTCGACCTCCACCAGGGCGCTCGGCTCAGACGGGCCGGACTCCTCATCCCAGTCGGTCAGGAAGGTCACCAGGTAGGCGCGGCGGTCCACCTCACGGGTCACGGTCGCGCTGGTGATCGAGCCGAAGATGTCAGTGCTGACGGTGCTCAGGATCGTGCGGATCGTGCTGGCCTCGAAGTAGTGGTCCTTCACGGACTTGGACGCGGACTTCAGCAAGTCGATGCGCGTGCCCAGCGCGGACGCTGTGGTCGGCGTAGCCAGCTGCACGGTCAGCTCCGACTGCCGGGAGTTCACCAGGGACACCTTGGCCAGGGCCGGGTTCAGGGTTGGGTCGTAGGCCGCCACCACTGCGTCAGCGATCTCCTGCGCCTGTGCGGGCGTCAGCAGCTTGACTGCCGGGGTTGCCGGGTTGTTGATGGCCTCCAGTGCCGTCTTGAGCGTTGCGCCGTTGACGGTGCGACCCAGCGCGCGGTAGTCCCGAACCGGCACGGCCCAGTGGGGTGCGCCCGAGTAGGTGATCTGGACGCCGCCGAGCGAGCCGGTGCGCAGGTATTCGTCCGCCGGGTTAGCAGTGATGAAGCCGCCGCCAGAGGCGGTCAGCGGGACCAGGTAGGCCGCATCACGCGCATTCTCCGTGGGCAGGGCCGACGCCAGGGGATCGCCGTGGACAGCCCAGAACCCCGTCGGCGCGGCGGCGGTTGAGAACGGCAGCGTGGATGGCGTGAAGCTCTCCGTGTAGCGCTGCTCCAGCGTGATGCGGACCTCGTCCATCTTGCCGATCCAGGCGCGGGAGTCCGTCCACTGGGAGCGGCCGATGTTCTTGACCTCCAGGCCGAGGGCCGTCGGGGTCACGCCGCACAACACGCCGTCGATGTACGCCTCCACGCGCGAGCCGGTGCATTGCACCGAGACCAGGGCGGGCGTGTTGGCCGCGATAGCCAGGGCGCCGTCGGGGCGCTTGCAGCGCAGTTGCTCATAGAACAGGCCGGTCGACGAGGCGGACGTCAGGCAGTGGAACTCGCCCGTCTGCCGCTGGAACAGGATCTCGCGCATGTTGCCGTCGCGCGCCTGGATGGTCAGCCATTCCAGCGCATTCGTGGACGTGACCCACGCGTCGACCGTCCACTTGACGCCATTGCCGGTGTGCTTGATCTCGGTGAACGTGAGGCCGCCGGTGGTGCCGCCAGCGAAAACCGCGTGCGCGCCGCCTGGAACCAGGAGTGGGCCGGTGTTGGCCGTGCTCTGCGACACGCCGGACTCCACGGAGATGACCCGGTTCTGCGGGCTGGAGTCCTTGGTGCTGCTCGCCGTCATCGTGGTGAACTGCAAGTGCAGCGCCACCTGGGGGTACATCGCGTCCGGCAGCGCCACGGGGGTGTAGGTGCCCGTCGGGGCAGGCTCGCCCAGGACACGATCCGTGCAGTTAGCCGTGACCGCGGTCACGACGGCGGCGACCGCCTGGTCCTTCGCGGTGTTGGCGTCCTCCGCGGTGAACTCATCCACCGCGGTGACGATCAGGGTCGGTGCAGACATGGGGGCCGGCACGCCCAGACGGCGGTACGCGCCGCCCTGCCAGGCTTCGGGGTACGCGCTGCGACCCGTCAGGTAGACGCGCTCAGACTCGGCGTCAGGGATCTGGCCGTTGACGTAGTCGGTGTCGGTCGTGCTGTGCAGCCACACCCCGGACGGAGTGCGGAAGATGCTCTGCGTGCCGACGCCAACGGTTGCTACGGACGTGCCGGGGCCGCGAGTCGGGCGGAAGTCGCCGAACCGCAGGTCAAGATTCTCAGCGACCTGGGCACCCTCGGGCGGCAGGTTGCGCGCGTCAACGGACGGCGCGAGGCCGCCGAACTGCGTGATCTTGATGGACGGCATTACTCTTTGACCCCCGGCCAGGCTTCCATCAGGGTTCGGACATCAGAGGCGTGCCCGTCAGCTTTTTCAGCCACTGCTCGATATTCGTCTTGGCACGATCCGAGTAGGCTTGTGACGGTTGCGGCGTACTCACGGACGGAGGCTTCGGGAGCGGAGCTGACACGATCACCGGCTCGGGCGAGCGCGTCGCGCAACCGGGCAGACTCAGCGCGAGCGCGAGCGCCAGCAGCAGCGAGGGCTTCGGCGCGGGCTTCGGCAACTTTGAGGGCTTCATCTTTGCGCTTCTCCATTGCGGTGTAGTCGAACAGGGCGCGCTCTGCGGCTGCGGCGCGCTCCTCTGCGTGCTGTTGTTTCGTTGTCGCCAGTGCCACCTCAAGGGCGGCCTTGTCCGCGCGCAGCGACGCGATCTGGCGGTCCTTAACGACAAATGCCGCCGACAGGGCGGCCATCAGTACAACGGCTGCGGCGATCACAAGTTCTGTGCGGCCAAACATTTCTCGTGCCTCTCAAGTTGTCGGGTCCATACTCCCCTGCAGCCCTGCGGCCCCCAGTTCTCGGGCAGGGAGCAGTCCCGGCCACCCTGGCGCCGCCACTTCAGCAGGGACTCGCACGCCTGGGGGTACTCACCCTTGAGGATGTGCGCCCGCATGCTGGAGGTGCGCCACGCTCCGGTGCCGTACTGGTAGACCCAGTCCATGTAGATGTCGAACTCAGCCTGGTGCAGGGACGCGCCCTCCAGGGACTTGCGGAACGCCGTCTCTTCGCGGTCGATGTGAGCCTTCGCAGTGATGAGCGCGCGCACCGGCGGCAGCTTGTCGCCCATCTTCACGGGGGTGCCATCGACGTGGAACGTGCTGCCGAACCCTGCGGTCGGGCGGTCGTTCTTGGTGGGAACCATCGCGTCCTCGACGTAGCCCTCATGGGAGACGAGGCCGATGAACGCGGCTGCGCTAAGCGCCAGCGCGCTCACGGCGACGCGGGCTGCCTTCACTTGCAGGACTCCTCGACCTGGCGCTCTTTCAGCTTGTATTCCTTGTGGCGGTAGTACCAGTTCATCAGCAGGCCGGCGAAGGCGATCAGCACGCCAACCCACCCGATGACAGCGCTCTGGGACAGGGCGCCGAAGCCGCCGACGGCCGCTCCGCTCCACATGGCCTTGCCTGCCGCAACAGCGCTTGCGCCGGCGACTGCGGCTTCGACGGTGGTCTCGTGGCTCATCTTCTGGTGTTCCATAGTCACAAGGCTAACCTGTTAGCCGATGCTGAATTCTATACCTTCGAGATGTCCTGAACGTACTTGTATTTGCCGGCCAGGATCGTCCGCTTGCGGCCCGCGCCGTCGATCATCTGCACGTCGTAGTAGAAGCCGCCGACCCTGTCGGCCTGCGCTGCGCTGGGGGCGAACTCGACACGCCCGTTGACGGCGTCCAGGATCGTGCCCGACAGCTGGTAGACGTTCTTGCTCGAATCCGCGGGGGCCGCGCTCGGGTCCAGGGTCATCACCAGGGTGTAGCCCGTGATGTTGATGGGCAGGCCCGTGGCCTTGCTTTTCACGATGATCTCGTCGGCGTAGGTGTCGCCGCGCTTGCGCGTGAAATCGGTCATTCCAGTACCTCCACTTCGATGCCGGCCAGGTCGACTTCGACCTCCACCGGGCTTCCCATAACCTCGACGTCAACCGACGCCGCAGAAACTTCTACTTCGGCCAGCACCTCGCTCACCTCCACGTCGAACGGCTCCTCGCCGACCTCCACCGATACCCCGTCGTTGACGATCACACCGCCGCCCAGCCCCGTCTTCGGGTTCGAGATCAACTGCCAGGCGGTGCCCGCAGCGAGCTGGCTCGCGGCCAGCAGCTTCTGCCAGGCGTTCACTGCGTGTGCGCCCAGACTGCGGTTGCGATCTCAGTAGCCGTCGGGCCGCTTCCGCCCCCGCCGCTACCAGAGACAGTGATGAACGCTGCGCTGGTCTTGCGCTCCACGTAGACCCCCGCCGACGGCAAGATGGTGCCGTTCAGGTTGCCGGTGATGGTGTAGGTGCCGGGCATGGGGAAGCGCAGCTTCCAGCCGTTGATGAGGTCGCACTGCACGAACTGCGCGCCACCGCCCAGCTCCAGCGCCTTCCACGTGTGGGTCACTGGATACACAGCCGCGACATCGCTGTCCTCCCAATCCCGGAGGGCTGCGTGGAACGCAGGCAGGTCCAGGATCGAGCTGTCAGACTCGATCACCAGGGTGCCGGGGAGGAAGGTCAGGGCCATAGCTTAGTCGGCGGGCTTCTCGATCTTGCGGAGTTCGGTGTGGGGGTAGTCGTACCAGCTACGCACCTCGCCGCGGTAGGTGCCCCAGCCGCCTCGGTAGAGCACTTCAACGACGACCCACTCGTCGTCCCTGAAGTTGCGCGCCCAGTAGAAGCCCTCCTGGGCGAGGTTGCCGTCCTGCAGGTCTTTGAATTTCATGCCGGTCCTTACGCGTCTGCGTTGCGCACCGCAGTTCCCGAGCCGCCGGTGCTGGTCACAGCCAGGGTCGACTCGAACGGCACGATGGGGCTGGCGCCGCCGTTACGCACCCGGTAGCGTACCGTGAAGTTGGACGCGAACTGGAACGCGCCGCTGTTGATGCTGGCCCCGGTCGCTGCGGCGTCGATGAACGGAATGAACACCGTGGCACCGGATGCATAGCCGCCGGCGGGCACAGCCGGCGAGAGGCCGCTGACCACGTTGCCAGCACGGCCCGTGTAGGTGTGGCGGTTACCGTTGATGCGGATGAAGCCCGCGCCAGTGGGCGTGTCGCTGGGCGCTGCCGTCAGGGTGACTGAGGTCGCTGCCGCCGATGCCGCGGACGCCAGGGTCGTGTCGTTGGCGAATCCGCCGCTCCCGTTGTCGCGCGCTGCGATCACGTAGTCGCCGGCCACCAGGCCCGACACGCCGATCTGGACCGAGGTGGGCGGCTGCTGGACCGTGCCGTCGTGTGCGATCAGCTGGAAGTTCCGCGAGTCTCCGGCCTGATTACCTGCCAGCCACCAGCCCTGGGCCACGAAGAAGCGTCCGCCAGCGAACGAGCCGAAAGGCGCCGCGACGTTCTCGTTGTAAGCCGCGTTGAGCACGCGGTAGCGCCAGCCGGGGGCTCCGTTGATCGTGATCGTGCTGTCTTCGCTGCAGGCCCACATCAGGGCCTGGTACGCCTGAGCCAAGGTGATCGAGCCGTCGAGCGTGATCGTGCCCTTGTAGAGCTTGGAGCCGTTTCCGTTCGCCATGTCCCGGTTCGTGTCACCGAACGCAAGGGCGATCTTGGGGCTGGCGCCGCCGGTGCCGCCGATAGCGGTGGCGAAGTAGCTCGCGGCGACTGCGGGCGTCATGGTGCCCGTGTCGACGTTGCCGTCCAGGGACGTGCCGAGAGCGAATGACTGCTCCGAGCCGGCGGACAGGTTGCCGTCGAAGTGCGAGTAGCTCTGTCCGTACTTGCGCGAGAAAGCCGTGAGGTTGCCGCTGTCGATCAGCGCTCCGCCCGTCCGCGCCTTCACGAGAATCTGGATGTGGCCGTCGGTCCAGAACTTGGTCAGCTTGGCGTTGTTCTGGACCAGGTAAACAGGCGACGAGGGGACGATGGAGCCGATGGTCTTCACGCCGGTGTAGAGCACCTGGCCGCCGCCCTGCTCGATAGAGCCGAAGTTGAAGCGGCGCGCGGTCGTGTCGTCGATGTTGATGTTCGGCAGCAGCGTCAGCGCCATCGGGCGCGAGGCGTTGCGCTTACCGGCCAGTTCGGACGGGTTGCTGCCAAGGATGCTCAGGCTGTCGTCGCCGGTCGACGTGGCATCGTCCGCCAGGTCTTGCAGCCAGGCGTGGAGATCCAGCGTGCTGTAGACGGTCGTTCCGCTGAGTGAGCGGATGTCGCCGTTGGAGCCGATGCTGAATTCTGAGGCGGTGATAGTGGGCATGTGCTACCTCAATCTGGGATCTGGGAAACGAAGATGGACTGGGCGCCGACGATGGCCGTGGCCTGGGTTTCGTAGGGCTGGTAGAACGGCGCGGCGCTGCCCTTGCGCACCTTGATGCGCAGGTTGTTCAGCGCGTTTCCGAGGCCGAAAGCCGGCACGCTGAAGGTTTCAGTCGTGCCCGTCGCCACGCGGTTCGCCAGCGTCGCGCCAGCCAGCGTCTCGATCTGGATGGCCGACCCGATCACCACCCCCGTGAGCGTCAGCGCAAACTGACCCAGCGGCTCGCTCGGAATGTCCTGGTGGTCGTAGACGCTGAAGTCAGTGCTGAACACGGTGGGCTTGTAGGTCGTCCCGGCCTCTGCGACTGAGGCCAAATCGCACGAACCGAAGCTGCCGATCATTGCCGCGACGATCATGCGAACACCAGCTCAGGACTGACGTGGATGGTCCGGTCGACGCCGCCGGGTGTGTTGCCTCGATACATGAGACGCATAACCACTTCGGTGTTGGCCTTGATCTGCTTAGAGATCGAGGCGGTGTCGAAGCTGATCTTGACTGCCGTGTATCCCGCTGCGCTCGTCCACGATGCGGCTGACGATGCCAGCGCTACCGCGCTGCCGGTGACTGTCGTTGCGTAGTCACCCTGAGTTGACACCTGGAAGATGGCGTTGTCAGACCCGGTGGCCGTGATGAGGCCGTATATCTGCGTGGTGTTGAAAGTCACCCCATTCGGCACCGCCAGCTCAGCGGTGATGACGCGCGCCGCGTCGGCCGCCCGGTACATCGTCAGCAGCCGCGCGATCTCGAATGCCACCGCTGATTCACGCCCGGCCTTGATGACTGCGCGGATCGAGAAGCCCGCGCCGGTCGGAACCGTTGAGGCCAGGTAGGGGTAGGTGCCGTTGTCGAACCAGCTCCGCTGCACATGCCCCGTGTCAGAGATGCTCGACCGGGCTGCGGCGCCGGTCGCTGCATCAGCGCAGCCAACAAAGACCATCGCACGATGCCCTGAGAAGTCGCCGGGGGTGCCGGGTAGTGTGTCGGGTCGGATGCCGGTGCAATCAGTGACAAGCAGGCGGAAGGCGCTGCCGAGAGTCAAGCCGGCCGGCATCAACTGGGTGATCGGCCCGCCCGAGGCGAAGGTGAACCGGCAGTGCGAGAACTCCAGCAGCGTGTCCTCACCCTGGGCGAGCCCGTTGCCGGACCTGAAGAGCCCGGACGGCGTAGGCCCGGCGATGTAGAAATCGAAATCGCAATCGAAGTACCGAACCAAGAACGACAGCGCCGAGTCCGTTGATCCCGCCAGGAAGCGCGAGCCGCGCAGCTTGAACCGGCACCCCTGCACCAATCGGACGACTCGGTTGGTTCGGTTGCTGAAAGCCATCGAGGTTGCGGTCGGAGTCTCGACGGACTCATCGAACAACACATTGACAACCTCCCACCCGACGCGCTCGCCGTTCTCGTAGATGCCCAGCTCACCGACCGGGTTGGTGTTGCCGTGGGTGATGCGCAAGTTGTACTTTGACCGTGCAATCCACCGGGACGGCGCTGTGACGACGTAGAAGCACTGCTCGCCTGCCGTCGTCGTGTACGTGCCAAGGGTGAACTGCCCGTTGTCACCGGCCCAGGTCGTGCCGTTGTCAAAGACGAAGGTACGGCTCCGCCAGTTATGCACGAAGCCAGATGTGAGTGACCATTTCGGCGGCGCCAAGTCGACGCCAGCCCGGCGCGTCCGAACGATGATCGGGTCGGAGATCGTTGGGTTGAGCGTCCCGCCCGAGGCGTTGTACGCAATGCCCCAGGTCGGCGTTGTGTTCTGCGAAGCACTGAACGTCTTGCCGAAGACGGTCGATGTATTCCACCAGTAGCCGAACGGCCCGTTGGCACCGCCAGCAAAGGCGCCGATGGTGGCCGCGGGGCTGATGTTGGCCTGGGTTGGCGTCAGGCCATTCCAGTCGACACCCGCGATGCGAAGCATGATCTGCACCTGCGTATTCACGCCTGGATTCACGCGAGCAAACACTAGACGGTTTAGGGGCAGGAGCGCCAGACAGACCCCGGCAGCGGTCGCTGTCGTGCTCGCATTGATCGCGGTGGCAATGGCCGTGGCCAGCGCAGCGCCGGACGCATTGAGCGTGCTGCTGACGGTGACGCCCAGCACGCCGATGGTGCCCGTACCGGATGCGGTGCAGCCTGCCACGTCGATGGTGGCAATGGCAACAGCAGCCGAGTGGCCGGGGCCTGCGCGGCCGTTGCCGTCCTGAGGCACAGCCCAGGTTGTCGGCGTGTCCGTGTATGCCTGGTATTCGTTACCGACGGCCGAAACGTCGAGGAAGAAATCAGCCACGAAGAATCTCCTGCTTGCGGCCCGGGGCCAGGACGCCGATGGCGGTCAGGTAGTCCAGCGCCTGCAGCAAGTCAGGGTCGTCGCTACGGATGCGCAAGGTGTTGCGCTGCATATCTACGATGTCCTCGACAACCGGGTCAGTTTCTGCCGCTTGGCGGATGGCGATGCGCTCGGCCGGCTGCAGCAGCTTGAGGTAGTCGATCACGTCCAGCACGTCCCAGCCGGGCGCGCTCGGTTCGGGCTCAATTGCCTCGGCCTTCTCGGCGTGGGTGTGCGTGGCGAACTCCATGCCGTGCCACTCCACCGGCTCTGTGTTGCTGTACTCGTAGACCTTCTGGCCGTCTGACTTGCGGGTGACGATGTAGGTCTTCACTCGACGTCTCCAGGGGCGCCCTCGCTGGGGGCCGCGACCGTGCCGGAGCGCAGCTCGATGCCGAGCGCGTTGGCGAAGGCCGTGTAGTGGGCTGCGGCGCGCGCTGCGTTCTGGGCGTAGTCCGCGTCCTTCGAGAAGCCGCGGTACAGGATGAAGTCGACCACCGCGCCGCGGTACTGGTCCGCCACGGATGCATCGCCGGTGATGGCGGTGTGCTCCGCGCCCGGGGCGGGTGCTGCAATCGGGGTCGGCAGCTTGACGGCTACCAGCTCGACGGCTGCGCCAGCGAGGGCCGGCGGCTCGACGTTGAACTCGCGCGGGACGCGTGGGTCGTAGGTGTAGTGGGAGATGGCGGTCGAGGCGCGGCCAGAGCGCCATGCCGGGTTCGTGTCATCCAGCAGGCGGCGGTCGACCAGGCGGACCGGGGTCTTCTTGCCGACGGCGTTGTTCGTGATCTCGATGAGGCGCGAGTACTCCGCGGGCAGGGCCTGCGTGACGCCAGCGACGAGCGCCACCGTGGCTCGGTGCGCAAAGGCATCCGGGCGGTGGATCAGCACCTCGTTCTCGGCGTCGTTGAACCAGCGGACCAGCTCGGACGCGGTCCAGCGCACGTTGCCGGCGTCCTGCAGCAGGTCGACGGCTCGTTGGAGGATGGAGGTTACGGTGGTCGTCATCAGGCAAACGGGCGCATGCGGACCGACTGGTTGTGCATCGCCGCGCCGCGGAAGTGCTCCAGCTTGGCGCGGTTGACGATGACTTCGTAGGCCCCGGAGCGCTCCATAGCGAGTTCTGGGTTGGTGAACGGCTGCTGCGGGATCAGGGCCAGCGACGACGCTGCCTTGGCGCAGATGGCCTCCATCCAGCGGTAGGCCAGGACGTCCGGCAGGGTGGTAGCGCCGATCATGGGCTGCACAGCCATACGAATGGCGAGCGCGCGGGGAACCACGTCGTCAGGGACGGGGTAGAGGGCGATCTCGGTCGGGGACACCAGGTAGGCGCTGGCGGGCTCGCCCAAAGCCTGGGCCTCAGAGCCCACGGGGCCGTAGGCCAGCGGCGTGTCGATCTGACCGGCGGGCGGCGTCATCAGCTGGCGGGTGTTCACCCAGACGCGGCTCAGGAACGCGACCTCGGTCTCAGCCGGCAGGTCAACGTCGTACACCCCACGGCCCGCGGTGAGCACCACCGGGTCGGTGACTGCGATGACCGCGTGCGTACGCGCGCAGAAATCCCGCGCGGCCAGGACCAGATGTTGGTTCAGCAGCGGGATCGGGCACGCCGGGAGGCGTGGCAGCGTGAGCGCGTGGAAGGTTTCCAGGGATGCCATTTAAGCCTTGTCGGATACAGAAAAGCCCCGACCTTTTCGGGCCGGGGCCAGTCTAACACGTTAGCGCCTCCCGACGCTAGGTGTCTATTAGGCTGCGATCAGCGGCACCAGGGCGACGGGGTTCACCGTCTTGAAGCCGTAGATGTTCAGCGAGCGGATGAAGTCGCCGAAGTCGTTGGGGTTGCGAACCGTCTCCATCTTCGTGATCTGCGAAGCGAAGGTGATCGCCGACTTGTGACCCGCCAGGATCAGGCGGCGCTTCAGGCCCGAGGTGCTGGTGATGCTGTTCTCAGCGCCGTCACCCGACAGCCAGGGGGTGTTCGTGCCAGCGTTAGCGCGGGGCAGCTGGTTGGTCACGTACACCTTGAAGCGGTCGATCATGCCGATCAGGCCGTTACGGACCGGCGAGGTTGCGTCGCCGGTGAACTGCGCCTGGGCCAGGTTCGACTGCATCAGCAGCGTGCGGGTGAACGGGTCAATCAACAGCCAGCGATCCGACGGGGGCACGTTCTGCTCATCCAGCACCGAGGCCATTTCCAAGATCTTCTGGAGGACGTTCGAGGCCGTCAGGGTGATCGGAGCCAGGTCCGTACCCATGTTGTAGCTGCCCGAGCGGACGCCAGCGGCAGTGCCCTTGTTGGCGGCGGCAGCGTCCGAGAACGTGTTGTAGAGCACGTTCGCGTCCACGGCGGTACGCATCTGCTCGGCGGCATCCGTCGAGAAGGTGTCCAGCAGGTTCGGCTTGGCCTGGTACTCCAGGACGTCGTTGATCTGGAAGGCGAAGTACTTGCCCTTGTCGATCACGAGTTCCTGCGCGTCGGGTGCGGGCACCGAGTAGGTGACGCCGCCACCAACCGTGTAGTTGGCGACTGCGATGGACGGCGCGGTGTGGATGATGACCTTGTCACCCATCGAGCCAATGTCACCCTGCCAGTCGGTGTTGGCGATGTCGCCATAGACCGAGGCAGCGTAGAACTTGGCATTCATCTTCGCCGACCAGACGGCCGGGATGAAGTTGCCCGAGTACGGCGGGTTGGTGTTAAAGGGGGCGGCTACCGGGTAAACAGCAGCGGTATTGCGAATGACAGCCATGCCTTGCTCCTAGCGGAGGCGCCCCCGGGTGCGTTAGATAACGCGACCTTCAGCGAGCGCCTGATTGATCTCGGCCTCCCGCGCTGCGAACTCAGCTTGCTTCCCGCGGTACGCACCGCGAGCGACGTCGTTGTAGAAGCGGGTGATGTCCGCCTCCGAGATCGTCGGCTTGCCTTGTGGCAAGGAAGTGCTGGATGCCGCCGGGCGAGGGGCCACTTGACGTTCCAACTGTTGCGCGGGGGTCGGGCCGGAGACGGGAGCGGGCTTCAGCGTGTCCTTGTAGGCCAGGAAAATCCGGACCACACGAACGGCGTCGCGCGCATCGGCTGCTGCAGTCAACGCTGCCTGACGGGGAGTGCCGTAGACCGGGTCCACTTCCGAGAGCCAGGCCAGGAAGCCTTCGCTCACGTTGATGTCCTCGTAGTCCGGCACAGCAGCGGCGAGGCGGTCGATGAACATGTCATCGTTCGTCTTCTCCACTGTCTGCGTGGTTCCCCGCAGGTGTGCTTCGAGGGCGTCGAGACGCGCTCCAAACTGTTGTGCCTGCGCTCCGATGTAGGCTTCGACGTGCCGACGCACCATCTCAACCAACTCGGCTCCAAAGACTTCCGCGTCTTTGGCGGTGTCGACGTTCTCGGGTTCCGGCTTGGCTTGCTTCTGCTGCTCCAGCTGGCTGGTCAGCGTCTGCACAGTGCGCGTCAGTTCCGAGATGCGGGTCTCGAAGCTGCGGTGCATGCCCTGCAGGACTCGGTGCTTGTTCGCCAATTCGTCGTACTGGGTACGCGGAATGACGGGCTCCGGGGTCGGGGCGGGGGCTTGCGGCACTGCTGCCTGGGGTGCGGGAACCTCGGGCACTGTCGGCTCCGGGGTCGCACTTGCTGCGGGGTCCGCTGCGGCGGGGGCCTGTTCCTGCGGGCTGTTCGCCGCCGCTAGGATTCGATCGGCCTCCTCCAGTTGCTGCTGGACTCGACTGGGCAAGTTGCTCATGATTTTTGGCTCGGCCTCTTAGGCTCGGGCAAGTTGTGCCGACATGCGGCGAAATCAGCGTCCCGCGTCGAGTCGCTTCTGCAGCTTGACGATGAACTGCGCTTGGCCCTGAGCCTTACGCAGCACGTCTACTTCGACGGCGGAGACAAGAATCTTGGTCACGGAGTCGAGTTCCTGTTTCAGCCAGTCTTTGAAGCGCGCGTCGCGTCCGAGGGACTCGAACAACTGGCGCTCTTGGTCTGGTGTTAGCAAGCACTCACTCCTGAATTTGTGGCGAGACTACACGTCTAACACGTTAGTGTCAAGACGAAAAGTTGTCCGTGGCCGGCGCGTCGTTCATGAGGCGCTTCTCGCCCGGCTTGGTCGAGGGCTGCTGGCCCTGCGTCTGCTGTGCGGCCTCTGCCTGGGCCATCGACTGCATGGCGAGCCGCTGGCGGATCACGCTGAGCGGCGGGACCACGTCGTCCGTGTTCATGTCGAGGGACTTGGCGCCCTCGCGCAGGACGGCAGCGCGGCCATCGAGGCCCATGATCTGCATGTCGATCGGATTGGCCGTGTCGCGCAGGAACTCGGCGCGGCGCACCTGGGCGGTGTCCTTGACCATCAGCGACATGGCGCCGCGGGCCACGACCTGCAGGTCGCCCTTGATGTCGGGGTCGCCGACGTAGCGCATGGTGAACTCGAACGCGCTGCGGACCGACGGGCCGATGACGTTGAAGTCCAGGCTGCGCACGGTGTTCTTCGTGGTCTTGCCGGCGTTGCCGACCATCATCGACATGCCAGAGGCCGTGCGGCCTGCGCCGCCGGCGGAGCCGTCACCCGTCATGTAGCGGGGGATTCCGCTCACCTCGTCGGCGATCACGCTGAAGCGCTCGTAGACGCCCATCAGCTCGGCGGCGTTGGACGTCGGCTGGAAGAAACCGATCGGGGCGGCAGTGGAGCCGCTCGGGTCGCTCGTGACCTGGTGGATCTTCCACGGGTACAGCGTCGTGATTTCCTCGCCGGCTGGCATGCGATCCGCCATCACCCAGACCTGCGGACCGGATGAAATGCCCATGTTGTTCGACAGCGCGCGGGCGGCGGCGTTGCACATATCCTCGGCGTCGCGCACCAGGTCGTACAGCGAGTTGCCCCAGAAGGCGCCCGGGACGGCCTCGTAGCTGTCGCCGTAGTACGGGCGGCGGGCCAGCGGGTCGGTGTTGATCTCGGCCTTGATGACCCAGTCGCCCACCAGCCACGCCTCGATCTCGTAGACCGCTGCGGTGTCGGGAACCTCGTCCGCGGGCATGCCCCACTCGCGCAGCACCTTGCCGGTGACGCTGCCCCAGTACTGCAGGGCGTCGATCATGTCGGAGCCCAGTGTCGGGTCGGACGTGCCGGGGGTCTCGACGTGCGCGCGTTCCTGGTCGACGCGCAGCCATTCGCGCAATCCACCGGATGAATACGCATCCAGCACAGCGCGGATGGCGGGTTCCTTGTAGCCCGGGACGCCGATCATCTCGGCGATGGCCGTCGGAGCCAGGCGGTGGTGCTCGATCAGGAAGCCGTCGTTGACCGAACGCGACCAGGGCGCGGGGTAGATGTTCAGCGGGTCGACGCGCTCCCACTGGGGCTTGTTCTCGAAGGTGGCGACCGGCACGCTGGTGCCGTCGGGGCCTGGCGCCCACTGCAGGACACCGCAGCGGCGGATGACTGGGCCTTTGAGGAACGCCTTGGGCGAGACCATCAGGTCGTCCAGGAACGCGTTGAGCGCTTCGATGAAGCCGCCCTCCTGCAGCAAGTCCTCGATCTTGCGCTCCGCGCGCTTCATGCGGGTGCGGGCTTCGAGTTCGATCTGGGACTGGGCCTGTTCCTTGGCGTCGCGCAGCAGCTGGCGTATATCGCCAATGCCCATCGGCACGCCGGACATTTCCGCCTGGGCGACCAGTTCAGCGGCGCCGCGCAGTAGCTCAGAAACCAGCTCCTCGGGCAGCGTGGGCTCCGCCGTGGGCTTCACGGACCAGGGCTTCTCATCGCCGGAACCCAGCAGCACGTCGCCGATCAGCGACTTGGCCTGCCGCGCCTTGGTGGCGAACAGCATCATGTAGATCAGGGAGCTGCCCTGGCTCTTCAGGTCCGACTCTTTCAGTGGGTCGTACTCGCCGCGCTTGGAGCGCAGGGCCGCGATGATCCGCTTCTGGGCGTCGTTTTCCTTGTGCTCTTTCGCCAGTGTCCAGTGGCGCCGGATCTGGGAGGCAAGGGACTGGACCAGGACCGAGTTGTTCGTAGCGACCGCGGCGTCGTGCGCTGCACGGGCTTCATCTTCCTGGACGGCGCTGAGTGACTTGACGGTCATGATGCCGCCAATAGACACGTCCCGGCGAGCCGGGGACGCGAGTCCTGGGATGTTCAGCCCGGTCGCCTGCATGTGGTGTTCCAATCTAACGCGTTAGCCTGTAATGTAGCCTACAGCGTAAGTGGGCGCAAACTAGCGTGGGCAATCAGGAGTAGACGTACCTGTGGGGGACGACGCGCCGCGCCTGGACCTTGCGCCCGGCCAGGCTGCCGCGGATCTGGGCGTTGTAGTGCAGTGCCAGGTACTGGCCCGCGTCGCCGATGTGGCTGTGGTGGGTCTTGTCGACCGTGGTGCTCGGCTCGCCCGACTTCGACTTCTTGAAGCGGTGGCCCCACTCCAGGGCGTCCACGAAGTGCGGACACTCCTCGCCGTCGATCAGGAAGCCCGCATTGCCGTCGATGCTGCGGGTCAGCAGGCCCTCCACCGCTGCGATGCGCAGCTCGGGGTCGTTGGTGTGCGCCTTGATGGTGTTGTACCCCCGGCGCTGCACCGCCTGCGCGATGGTGTCCTCGTCGATCTGGCTGCGCGCAAAGCACGCGGGGTCCAGCACGAACAGGATGTTCTCGGCCCGGAACAGGGGGAACTTCGTGCGCAGCTTGGGGATGAGCAGCGTATCCAGGAAACGCTCGACGCCCATCGTCTCCCCGTCCGGCACGTACGCCTCGGCCAGGATGTTCACCCGACCCCGCGCATCCTGCTGACCCACCACAGCCGCGGCCTGCAGGCCGTTGTCCATGCCGACGATCAGGGGGTTGATGCCCTGGATGACCGCCGACAGGGGCTTGGTGCTGACGTGGAAGCTGCGCTTGAACGACCCGCGGTACAGCGGCTGGCCGGTGTCGCCGGCGCCGTACTGGTTCTTGAGGTAGACGTTGATCCAGTCCTCGGTCTTGCCGACGACCAGGTTGTCGTAGTACTCGGGGGCCAGGAACTCGCGGTTCTCCCGCTCCGGGTTCAGCGTGCCGTCCTCCAGCAGGGCCGGTGGCTGCATGAACACCTCGATGCCCGGCTCGGGCGTCGTCATCAGGCCGTGCCAGAAGCCGCCACGCGGCGGCGGGTTGGTGGAGCAGATCACGCCCGGGTAGGTCACCCCGCCAGCGATGCGCGCTGGGAAGCGGTTCACACGACCCTGCAGGCCGGCAAACACCTCGGGGTCCACCTCGCGGCACTCTTCAACCCATGCCGCACTGGCCTCCAGGGACAGGAGTCGCCGCACGTCGTCGGGCGTATCCGCGGCCAGCAAGCAGAACTCGCTATGCACCACGGTGCCGTCCGGCAGCTTGAAGCGGGCCTCGAACACGTTTTCGCTCAGCCGCCACTGCCCCATCGAGCCCTGGGTCATCGTGACCAGCCAGGTGTCCATCATGGGCTTGACGGTCGACTTCAGCTGCGCCACGGTGTTCCGCAGGACGATGTGCTTGGTCCGCCGGACGTTGTTGAAGGGTGCCTGCGTGACGGATCGCTGCACCAGGTCCATCAGGGCCACCGTCGACTTACCACCGCCCACAGGGCCGCAGATCAGCTTGATGAAGGCCCGGGATTCCAGGAAGCGCGCGCCCGTCGGGCTTGGGCGGTAGTTCAGCATCAGATCCCCAGGAGGTCGTCCAGGGCGCGGACCATGTCGTCCAGCGCTTCAGGCTCCGGTGACGGAGCGGGTAGTGGAGTGGCCTTCACTGTGGTAGCGACGACGTCCAGAATCTCAAGCGACTCCTCGGGGATCGGCAGGGCGGGAGCCGCGGGCTCCGCCACGATCGTGGCCTGAACACCGCCAATACCTGTGAAGGTGAAGTTGAAGACTGGCAAGCCCGCATTGGGGTCCGCCTTCTTGTCAGCCTCTGCGCCGGTGACCCGCATGATGAGGTCGACTGCCTTGCGCATGTCTTCGATGTTGCCCTCGTGAAAGACCCGCTCGACATACTTCGGAATGACCATCATCCCGCCTTCCCGTAGGACGGCGTGCGCGGCTTCCTTGAAGTCGGCGAGTTCCTTCGCGCTCATCAGGCGTTACTTCTTGCCGAACGGCGGGGCTTTACCCGCAGGCTTCTTGCCGAAAGGGGGTGCCTTCTTGCCAGATTTCATCTCGGCAGCCTCTTCGCGCTTGGATTCTTTGCCGGCAAACGGGTTGGGTTTCTTGGTCGCCATAACGGCCTCCTGTCAATACTTGACAGCAGTCTAACACGTTAGTGCGGATACACCAG